ATCAAAAGGAATTATAAATTGTTTGGCTATTAACAACTTCATATCATCATCTTTAGCACCTATCACCCTCATGAGTGATTTAGGCGAGTTGATAAATCCGTCATCATCTGCATCTAGCAACATATGAAAATATAGATTTTGTGTTGTGGATGGCATATCAAGGAATTGGTCTGACTTTATAATTGACTTTGCCATCATTCTTCGTTCTGCCATGTAATACCCTTGTTCCTTTCTTTTAATATTTCGCGTATTTTCTTGGCTTCGCTGCCATGTGCTTTTGTATGGCAATCACGGCATAAACAAGCCAAATTGCTAAGGTTAGAAAGTCCGCCGTGTGATCTAAACTCAATATGGTGAACTTCTGTAGCCATTGCACCACATAGAACGCATAGGCCCTCATCACGTTCATATGCCCATTTTCTGGTGCGGGCATATAGTGCGTTATCCAGTCGTTTCCTTTTGTTCATTATTCCCCCATTCATTTATTAATGAGTTGATATAGTCGTTATTTTCTAGTGGTATGTTTAGTTGGTTGCACTCATCAACAAGTGCATCAATTAAACGGCGCATTTCGTCAACTGTGTAAACACTGCTTCCGTGGTATGCACGAACGATTGAATATCCTTCCGTTTTGGCTGGGCCGGCATCTTCTGCATGCCAACCTAACCCGTGGCTTTGCCAAATTTCAATAAAACGCTCGATAGCATTGTTTTTAATTGGTAAACAGGTAAATGTACCACATTCAATCAAAACTCGCTTGTATACCTCGTTTTTTGAAATGTATGCGTGTTTTGAAAGTTCCCTTGCTATCTTTTCGCACAATACCCACGCATAAGCGTTGGCATTTAGCGAACGGCGTTTTACTTTCCGTTTGATTTCGACGATATATTCAACTTCCGGATCTAACTTATTTAATGTTTCATCTATAGGGGCCGGAATTAATATATTCCAGCCTATAGACTTTATAACGTTAATACCTTTCGTTACCCACTTCATTATTTATCGCCTTGTTGCTCAATGAATTTCTTTAACCAATCAAGGGCGGCAACCATTTCAAAGGCATCTAGCATCGCAAGGCGTGGTTTTTTAAATTCCGTTGCAATGTGCTTTGTGATTTCTGCTGGTGGTACATTGTTATCTTTTGCCAACTTGCAAAATTCTTCGTATCCGGCAACATGTGTTTCTTTTGGCTTTGTCGCTTGTGCCTGTGCTACACTTCCACCCATTGTAAAACGCACAATTCCTTTACTATCAACTATGGTTAACTTGTTGATATTTCGATTTTCGTCATAGTCGATTTCTTTAACTGTAAATTTTGCGTATGACTTAGGCTTTCCGTCTTTTCCTGTGTGCCATTCGCCCTTTTGCAAATTAATATATGTAAACGGAGCGGAATATAATTCTCTGCCAATGCCCCAGTTAAAGCATGCACGCTTGAAACTATCGGATGCTTGGCCCTTTTCTTTTTCTGTGTTGCTTTCTGTGCCTACATCGGACTTACCAACCCACTCGCCGGTTTGTTGGTTATAGATTGAAACTGTGCAATATAATCTATCGCCAATGATCGCGTGTTCACGTTTCCAATTCATTGCGCCTACTACTTCATCAAGCATGCGCATATCAACACGTGCATCTTTGTATAGCAGTACTACCGCACCGACTGCGCCGTTTTTTTCGCTTAATGATTGTATGCGGCAATCTATTTCATTTGCTTTTAGTGTTCTAAATTCCATATTTCACCGTCCTACTTAATATAGAAATTCATGTTTGTTTGAATATGTGCGCCGTCTACGGTTTCACCAGCTTTAAGCGCTTTCTTAATAGCCGTTTTATCGGCCTTAATTTCAACCTTCGTGTAATCCGCTGGGATTACATCAAGGTTGATAATTTCCACGCTTTCAGATTTCCTGTACCCGCACTTAAATGTGCCAACGGTTAGCGTTTCAAGGCCCTTTTCTTTTAGTGCAAATTCAACGTTATTTTTTAGCCGTTCAATAAAGTTTTCTTTTGTTTTCTTCATTGCAGTTAAACGGTCGATTTCTGCTTTAATGCCAGCAATATCGCTTTCTGTATTTTTGATAAATTTACCTGTGTTTTCTAGTTTTTCTTCAATAGATACATTAATCATTTCTAATGTATCTTGAATTGCTTGAATTTCTTCTTCCGTTTCTGCCACTTCAAGCATTGCGGATAATTCTGCATAATCTTTGTTAAGTTCGTAAATACTAGCCATTTTGTACCTCTTTTAATAATTCCAATACATCATCAAATGTTTTTACTTTTGGATAATCAACCATATCAGGAAACCCTTTTAGCGAAAATCCAACATAGCCACTATTTTCTCGATCTATTGCGCAACAACTATGTGTATAACTTCCATTGTAAAAACATGTAATCTCTAACGACATATGCAAATTACTGTTTGCTTTATTTCGTTCAGCGATGATTTTCTCAAACTTTTCTAATATTTCTAAAATCTTTTCTTTTTCCATATTTCACCTTGCCACCTTAACCGCTATTGTGTAATATAGGGTTAAGATGCTTTAATAACTCACTTTTCGCATCTGCCCTTTGGTAACTGCAATTACTAAAGGGCCTTTTTTATTTCGTCAATGTAGATGCCACCATATAATAGTGCTGCGCCTAATAACCCTTGTAATACCGCTTCATATAACGTGATATTGTCAAGTTCTAAACTGCCCGGCGTGCCTATCAGTAATATTGCACCTATAGCTTTAAAAACCGTTGTCATTCTAATTCTCCTGTGATCACTAGCATTTGGCTGGTGATTTTTCTAATTTCACCTCTTAGATACCGATTTTCTGATTGCAAGCGTTCATTTTCTGTTTGCAACTGTTTATATCTGACAATGTTAAACTCCGTTGTCAGCCCCGCTAATTTCTCAACCTCGTTCCGGTTGAATTTCACTCCGGGTATCGGTAACTGGTGTAACTTGCCGTCATTTCTGAGGTTATATACCGCTGTTTCTGATATCGACAGTAACGCAGCAACCTCTTTAACTGTGTAAACTAATTTTTCCATAGAATTCGTCCATACATTTTCCTTTTTATAAAAAATAATCAACTGTTACACCGAAATAATCGGCAATTTTTTTTAGCGTATCTACACTAGGTTTTGAACGACCTTTTTTGTAGTCAGTCATTGCCGCCGTAGAAATGCCCGTAGCTTTACTTAATGCATATGCAGTTATGCCATGCTTTTTTAAAAGCTTTTCAATTTTTCCATACATCTTGCTATATCACCTCGATTCTGATATATTAAAATTAACTAATATTTATTAGCTAATTTTTACGTGATTTATAATCTCGTTTTCATTAGCTATCTCGCAATTTCATAATATTATGTTTTTGCGAGAATGTCCAATTAAATATTTATAAAATTTCTTAAAAGAGATTAAACCATGAGTAACAAAAACATATATAGTAAGATAGAAGCTCTATTGAGTCAACATAATATAAGTGCGTACAGACTTTCTAAAGATACTGGAATTTCAACGGCATCACTTACAGATTGGAAAAAGGGGCGCTCAAATCCTAAAGCAGATAAAATACAAATCATAGCGGATTATTTTAACGTTCCTATCTCGTATTTTTTAGATAGCACTGAGCAAACAAAAGAGGTGCCACCTATTAAAAGTGATACCTTAAATGTTGACTTCAAAAATGTGAAAGTGATGTTCTATGGGGATTACGAACTCACCGAGCAAGAAAAGAAAATGGTTGAAAATGTGATTAAAGGGGTTATTTCATCACGCAAAGACGAAAGGGACAAAATGTAAATAAAGGGAGTATTAGTATGAAACGAATGTATCCAATTGTATTGGATGTTATTAAAGAAAATCGGTCGAATGACCCAGATGTTATAGCTAGGAATTTAAGGATTAGGGTTCACTATAGATCACTACCAAAGCATTTAAAGGGACTATTAATTAAAACACCCTTTTCAAGGGATATTGTTATTAATTCAAAAATAGACATCAATCATAAAAAAGTGGCATTAGCACATGAATTAGGTCATGTTATATTGCATAAAGGCGGATATAACCTATTTGATATCGACTTATTAACCGATAGGGATAAAAGAGAAAAGGAATATCAAGCGAATAAGTTCGCTTTCCTTTTAGTGGCTCATACATGCATGCGGAATTCACCTAAAATGATTGATAGCATTCGCAACGAAAGAGATTTAACTTTTAATGATACAATAGAGTTACTTAAAATATTTGAACGCACAGGATGTTACATTTAGGGGGTATTATTATGTCATTCGCTATTATTCCAGCTTTAATTGCCGCGTTATTATATTGGTTCGGATTTGTCGCTGTGTCGGCGTCGTTAGGGATTGTATCATGTTTCATTGCTGTTATTATGGGTGAAACAAAAATACACTCCTTGATACAAATTATATTGACATTAATTTTTCGATATTCTGTATTTGTCAATTTTACTAATTTTTACGGATTCGGATACGCCTCGATTCTTTCTATCATAGTATTTTTTATTGCATTTACAATATTTTATTTCGTTTATTTCTTAATTTTAAAAAGAGGGCAATAATGCAATACAACGTCAGTGTGAGAAAAAAAGATAAAGGCTATCAAGTCATTGTGTCCTATAAAGACGGCTACAGGTGGCGACAAAAATCAAAACAAGGGTTCCGGACGCAACGTGAAGCCAAGGAATACGGCCACGTCATACTCAAAGAGTTAGACAAAACCGTACTCTTAACCAAAGATACAGAATTGAAAGACTTAACTTTCAAGGAATTTGCGGATATGTTCCTTGAAATAAAAAAAGGCCATGTTACGCACAATACATTAGCAATGTACCGTCATGCCGTGGATGCCTACAGTTCTATTAATAATATTAAATTGTCTGACATCAAGCCATTACATATTCAAAATGTAGTGAATAAAATGCTCTCTTCACCTACTACCATTAATTCATACTATAAAGTGGTTAGTCGTATATTTTATATAGCAATCAACCCCTACAAGATTATTATTGATAACCCATGCACTGGTGTTAGGTTGCCGCGCGTGGAACGCAAAAATGCGATCCATACTATTTCCGATGAGGATTTAAACAAGTTTGCTAAGTACATGAGAGAAAAATATCCACAAGCCTATTACTTTTTACAAATAGCACGCTATACAGGCATGCGGTTAAGTGAAGTATATGGGTTAACGTGGAATGATATAGACCTAAAAAATCGCAAAATTTCCGTCAATAAGCAACTTCAATATGTCAAAGGTGTAATTACCTTCGAGAAAACTAAAACGGCGAATTCGGTGCGAATTTTGCCAATTCCTCCTATATTAGAAAAGATACTATTGGAATACCAAACACATGAGTTAGATTTTGAGTATGATTTAGTTCTAAACCCATACAAGAAAAATGGTGTTAAATGCCAGATTAATACCTACTTAAAACAATTTGGGGATAACCTGTCGGCACATAATCTTAGACACACCTATGCTACAAAACTATTAGCGAATGGCTTAGATGTGAAAACTGTATCATCACTACTTGGTGATACACCAGCAATGGTGATGAAAACGTATGTGCATTATAACGATGAAATGAAAGCAGCAGCATCAAATGCAGTTGCTAATATTTTTAATTAAAAAATTTGACGATTTTTGACGAATTGGATATTCAGCAATTAAAAGATACAGTAATTAAGCACTTCTTTAAACTTACATTCTTAACAATCATAAAAGGTTATATCGCTTAATTTTATTTCAAATTTCAAAATACGTTGTAATAATCAAAATTTTTCATTGTGTCCACTCTAAACAAATTACAGAAAATATTATATTTCAAAATGAATTTTTGACGATTTTTTGACGGCAAATAAAAAAAGAGGGGTACCGCTATGGTACCCCTTTTATTATTAATCTAATTCAACAAGGCGTTTCAATTCGCCGTTTACAAACCACATTTCACAACGTACGTTATTATGATCTGTGAGTGTTGCGGTATATAAGCCGTCTTGTTTTGGCGTAATATCTTCCGCAAATTCATGTTTCTTGCCTTCAAATTCAAATGTTTTCATATCATATACCCTTTCATTAAATGAATTACAATATACCGTAAACCGTACGGCGCGGAGATAATTGGATCACCTACCATTTCGCAAATGTATATAAAGCACTGGCCCCTTTGAAATGCTTACCTTCAAAATGTGCTAGGCTTTGAAAGTCGCCAGCTTGATAACCAATTGTTTCGTATACCTTCCCTGTCTCCATTACAGTAACGCCACCCATAATACGATGTACTTTATTAAGGTTGATTTTATACACATCAACCTTATTTTCATCTGTATTTTCTACAACTGCGGTTCTATCGCTTTTTTCTATAGCTTCCTTTGGAACGTTAGGCGATTTATCTTTGATAGCATTTTTCGTAACTACTGCCGCATCATGTAGCGTTGGCGCTTGCGTATAATATGTTACTACCGGCTGCGCCGTTTCCTTATACGCAATAACTTCCTTCGCTACTTTTGGCGTTACATTTAAGGCTTCCCCTAATTTCTGTGGGTTCTTTACGATTGCTTGATTTAAAAGCACAGGCTCCCGTAGTTTCTTAGTATGCATCACGTTATAAGCAAATAAGCCGGCCACTACCACTAATAGCATAAGTAATGCTACGGTAATAACTGGTGCATATCGCCTTAATAGTTGAATGATAGTATCCATAAATACCCCCTAAATAGGCCAGTTCAATACCAAATCAGCATCAAATTCTTTGCCTTCAATATTTTCGGTAAATGTATATTGCCATAGATTAGCACCGTCATAATCACATTGGCTATTAAGTTGTGCGCACCAAATAGCGCAACCGCCTAACTGGCTAACGTCTAATACATTCACTAGCCAATCATAACTAGCGTATAGGCCTGTATTCACATACCCAGCTTGCCACAACTTATTAATAAAAACACTACAGATATTTGTTAATTGTTGGCCCGTTGGCATGCCACGATCTGCCTTGTAATCGTCCGCATCTTCCATATCAAACCACACGCCCATAGGCAACTTATCCACAGTTAAACCAGCATCATTGAGCGTGTTGATTACAAATTCCGCTTCACTTGCTGCGTGTTCCTCGTTCATAGCGTAGGAATAATGATATACGCCAATCGCTAATCCGGCATTAATTGCACCATTGATATTGTTATAGAACTCACTATCTAAATTACCTCGGCCATAACCGATGCGGATAATAGCGAAATCAAAGCCATTAGCCTTGACTGCGCCCCAATCAACTACACCGTTATTTTCGCTTACATCAATACCCCTCATATTTCACCTCATAATTTAACTTTGTTTTCAATTTTGGTTTTAATTAAATCCAAAAATTTACCCATAGAAACGTTGCCACCGTCGCGGAGGTTTTCCAGTATAGACAAGAATTCGGACGAGCCTAAATATAACCATACAAGAGATACCGCAAATTGTTTCTGACCACTCATTTCGTCAAATAAAATAGCGGCCATTGTGGCCGCAACATATGTCATAACTTTTCCAACAAAACCCTTACGCATATATTTAGATGCTATGAGTTGTTTTTCAAATGCTACCGGTATTGCCCGGTATTTTTCCCATGTGGCGATTTTCTCCGGATCATATCCGAACTCATCAACCAACATTTTATAAGCGATTGCCGCCCATTTTGTGAAAAGGTCGATGAATACCAACAAAATAAACACGCCCAATATTTGAACGTGTTTTAAACCAATCACCCATATAGCCAACGCAGCAACGCTACTCAATATTGTTTTTAAGATAAAGCTAGTTGTAAGAGAATTCCAACTATCGATTAAGAAATCTAACACTATTTGCATTATTACTCCTTTATAATCCCTAAGCCATATACCCCTCTTGCTACATTGGCTTTTTGAATATTTAGTTTGTCTAACTTTTCCCTCTTTGTATCGCTAGACATGGTTTCGCTATCAATAATTTTCTTCGATGCTTTATTAATAGCCTTAAATGAATTTTGTGCATTTTTCAGTTTATTGTATAACTTAGGGTCATAGCCTTCCGGTCTCTGCCCTGTGAGTTTTAGTTCGTTATGTAGTTTTTCTTGTTCCTTAAAATCATCATATACACGTTGCACGCTATCGCTACTTTGATATGGTTTAGCAAAGAAACGGCGTATTTCCGGTAACTCCGTTACACCTTTAGTAGGGCGTTTTTCATTCGCACCACTAATAGCATCCGTTATGTCTAACCCTAATCGTGCAAGGTTGCCACCATAACCCATAATTGTATTATCTACCTTATATGGCGATACGTTGAATGTGTCGCCAATTTTACGAGCCACCATAGACGTATTAGATCCGTACTGTAGTTTATCCGGTAGTTTTTCTTGTGATTGAGGTACAATATTTCTTTGTCTAAAATCAGAAAAGTTAAACGCCCATTCGTAAATAGGAACAAAGAAAGTAGGGGATAAATCAGGAATTAAAGTCTCTTTTACTCTATCGCCAAATCCTTTAAACCCTACACTGTTACGTCCATTTTCTTTGTCATCAAAATATTGCAACATACGTTCAAATGTAGTGCCGTATAACAACCCTAATTCAAACGGCTTAGGTATTTTTACAAATTTATCCCCAGCCGGAATATGGAAGAATGTGTCCTTTTCCCATTGTGGCAACTCTTGATATGCTGAATTATCTTTGTTTAAATACCATAATGCTATTGTAGGTAACGTGATAAACAAAGTAGATTTAATTGTCATACCTTTCGGATCATCACGCCATGCACGTACTAATTTGTCGCCGCCTTGGATAGTCGCATTAAAAAATGCGTCAATCTTATTCCACGATTTAGTATGCGTACCGGTACGGCTGAAATCAATCGTAATATCACGGCTTGCAATAGATGCTTCGCCTAGTGATTTAGGGTTTAAATTGGTTTTTGTTAAACGGCTATATAACCCTGTATACCCTTTTCTAGCATTGCTAAATTCGCCTAAACGGGTAGCCACTTCCGTTGCTTCCGATATAGCGCGCAACACTTCTATAGGATTTCTTACAACTTTTGACAATGTGGACTTACGAGAAAATAATTCTCTTAAATGTCCGCTCAAATAGTCTCGATCAAGGCTTACCATAGCAGCGTGAGCGCCACCACTTTTTACGTAATCCCAATATAACTGGTCTTTCTTTAAGAAATGTGCTAACCCTCTAAATGTATCAACTACAGGCAAAAAACCATGTTTAGAGAATACACCGGCCGAAATGGTATCACGCAAAGCGTTTGTGATAGCAAAGCCAGCAGTAACAGTAGAACCAGCACGTAACCAACTAGCCGGATACTGCAATATTTTTGTTATAAAATTGCTTGTATCCTTATTCATCATTTTCATTGTTTGTGCTAATTCCGGAGTTGTTTCATATACAACTTTTTTTCCTTTAACCCAAACAGAAAATGTATTGTCTGTAGATTTTGCTGGTCTATTACCTCTTACCTCTTCGACAATGGTTCCTACGCCCGGTTTCTTTGCTAACTTGGCAAAGGTAACACCCACGTGATTTCGCTCGATTGCATTGTAGAATTGGTATGTATTTTTTACAATGCTTTCTAATGGATCAATAATATCACGTGTACTGCCTTTGAAACGCTTAATAGGATTGGCCACATTAACGAACCCTTTAGAACTAGAAAAGAACCCGTCCATACTCTCTGTTGAGAAATCACGGAAAAACGGAACATAGTTAGGATATTTATTTCGCAATAAATGGTATGTTTCCAGTTTTAATATCCCATTATTCACGAGTTCTGCAAGTATATAATCTTGAAAACGGTGAATATCTTTAGCAGCACTTTTAAATGTAGGATTTTTTTCGTACTGACTAACGGCCGCTAAATCCTCTTTTAGTGTAAATGTAGCCATTTGTCCGTTACGGTGTAGGTCTAAATCATGTAGTGCTACAAGATAAGCACTAAAGTCTTTATGTTCTTTTTGAGGAATATCCTTAATGATATTCTCAAATGCACGAATCCCCTTTTCGGGTCTACCTTTTGCCAAAAACTCTTGAACCTTACCGACCCAACCACGAGCAATCCACGCTTGCATGAGCGGGTTATCTTCGAATGGGATTTTCTCGCCTGTAACACGTTCTATCTCTTCGACCATTTCACGTAATGGATTAAGTTCATCAACGGTTTTCGTATACACATCGTTAGCAACACGATTAAGCATATCTTTAATGTTCCCGTCTTTAGCATCCGTGATAATGCGTTCTGCCTTAGAAGTGCGTTCAAAGGAAATAGATCCTTTGATGCGGTCTGCACTAGATTGTTTGTGCCATTCATGAGCCAGTTTAGATAATTTATTAACAGTACCATTTAACGCCTTATCACGTTCTATAGTTTCTTTGAAGTGTTTATAGAACTCCGGAAAGTCCTGTTTGGCTTTTGCTCTGTCTGATACATAATCTTTAAAGAATTCTGCGTACCCCTCTTTACGCTTACCAGCTACATCTAAATTATCATAGCTAGTACCAAACCGCTTTTTGACTTGACCTAACAATTCAGCATCAAACTTAGGAATACTGCTAAATCCATTATGGTTATCAATGTAATGACCTAACTCATGCATCATTGTAGGGATATCACCATATGCCCCTGTACGGATTACATCGCTATTAGGGTTATACCAACCCTTAGCGTTTTTAGTTCCCAATCTCCCTGTTTTTATACGCTGATTGAATAGGTTATTGATACTATCAATAATTTCACGACGACTAACGGCACGCCCCATACGTTCAACGCCTTCACTTTGTTCCGTATGTGGTGTTTCGTTACCTTTAGCGCTATATTGTAGTGGTTCAGTAGGTTTAACGCCTTTACTTTCTAAATAACGATTTGCCATTGCTTCGTTGCCGTCAAATGCTTTTACAACTGCATCGTGTACTTGCTCATGCGTTGCATTGTCTAAAAGCTGGCTAGGTTGCTGCGCGTATTTGCTCACGCCACCTTCTGCCGGTTCCGATTTTAACGTTTTAAGTTCTTGCGTATCTGCAATGAGTTCGGCAGCACGTTCCGTGCGAATACGATCCATATATTCATGGCTCAACGTTTCAACTGGTACATCTAACGCTTCTGACAATTTGACTTTTACCGCATCAAGTTCCGTTTTAGGAATATCCGGCTTAGTTGCTTTGTTTAAATCTTTCAAGATTTCTGTATTAGAATGAACTTTATTTTCTAATTCAGTCAATCGTGTTTCAGATGCATCATTTTTAACAACGTCTTTTAATTCGTTGACGATTGTTTCACGTGCTTTTAGTGGTAATTCATCAATCGCATTTTTCAAACTTACGTTTGGCGCATCTTCTTCGTATCTGAATTTACTATTTGCATCGTTTTCAATCGTATTTTCTCGAATTTTAGGTGTTTCACTTCCTACAAAGTCAGTACTTATGCGGTCTTTAGGCTGAAATTCGTTTATTTCGCCTGTACGAGCCGTTTCACCTTCGCTTTGATGGTTTATACCTAAATCATCGTTTTTAACCGATTTCTTTTCTGTATTTTCAACGAAACTGTTTAAATTTGTGTGCGGTTCTTCTCCTTTTACTGCATCACGTTCTATGAACTCATCTCTAAATGGTTCTTCATGTGATACTCTGTTAGGATCTAAGCTACTATCTTTAAATGATGTATCACGTGGCCCATTTTCATAGCTACCATAATTGCCTTTAAATGTATCTTCCGCAATTTCCGCGCGAACATTATCACGTGCAACTGCTGGGTCTGGTCTTTCGTAATATTCACGAATGATTTTTGCCATTTCCGCCGGTGTTGCATCTGGATGCGCACGCATTGCTTCAAGTGCGGCACTTTCGGTGTTATGCAATTCCCATACGCTGAAATCAACCTGTGTTCTCCAATCCCACGGATCTAACCCACGATTTTCGGCAAATTTTAATAAACCGTTTTCGCCGTTCAATCGATCTCCAGTAAACTGAACTAACCCACGGGATCCGTAACCGTCGCCACTTGTTACCGTCGTGCTAAAACTACTTTCAGCGCCAATATTACCAGTCATGCCGGCCGCTTCAACGTCGCTTAATCCATTCATGCGATAACGGTTATAAACGTCCGCTTGAATGTTGCCTGTTTCTCCTTCCATAGGTTGTCCGTTCAAACCGCCTTCGGAATATTCGCGCGGTTCTACTGTGTTCACTTCTTCCGGTACTGGAATATCATCAAAGGCATTATACATAACGCCTTCTTCAAATTTAGGTTCATCTTTGGTAAATCGTTCCCCAATATCTTCAAATGCATTGGTTGCCTTTTCTTTGATATGTTCACCAACACGCCCCACACGTTCACCGATTGCACTAGATACTCTTTTAGGTGTAACCCCATGTATCATGCCAGCCGGTAAAAATACATCGTCCCATGCATTAAAAGGATTATCAACGATATTTTGTGCGAATTCACCCGGACTATCTATAGCACGGCCAATAGGGTTAGCGATTGGATCAATAAGAAATCCTTTCGCCGTAGTTAGTGCCGGACTATCGGCAATAATATTTTCCGTGTTGCCTTCCGCATAATTGCTTGAATTCTGCGCGTACATATCTTGCGCATCGCCTATGATTGTAGGCGCCGCTAATATGCCGGCCGCCCCTCTAACATAAGGGTGTACGTATGGCGTAATAGCCAGATAACCAGCCGGACGTCCTACGACTTGATTATATACGGCCTTGGATTTCTCATCATAATCCGGGGCTTTGTAATTTTCGTTATATCCGTCCTCATCAAGTTCGGTTGCATCAATTTCACCGTTTCGATATGCATCTACTGCGTTACTAATTGAACGGCGACGTGCATCGTGTGCAGCATCAACCGCATTGACGGTACCGTCCCACCAATTACCTAACGTATTTTTCATATTCGTTGCAGTAGTTTCTACTTGATTAACTGCACGATTAGCTTTATCGCTTACGCCGTTAGCCACCCACTCTGCATTATTTTTGATGCCGTCCCACAATGTAGGTTTGGGTACATTATCCACATCATAGCCGTATTCGGTTGTTATATCTTCAAAAGCGTTGCCGCTATTAGCATTACTACCATAACGACTTGTAATATCATCAAATGCACCCATAGTCTACCCCTTTATTCTTAATAAGACTTTAACCACGATTTATAATTTCCATAACCGGCCGCATCAAGTTCCGCTGCTATCTGATCATCACTCCAGCCTTGCGCTGATAGTTCGTTCATTCGCTTGGAAACCGCCGCTTGTTCCTCAGCTGAATAGGTAGGTTGCCGTTTTACTGTAGGCGTTCCACCACCGCCAGCCGTTGGCGTACCGTTTAACGCACCTTGTAATTTACCATAATAAGGACTTTCGGTTTCGTCCTTATCTGGATTAGCTTTCACCCATGCCGTATGTTGTGCGGATAGCGTACGCAATACTTGTGCATTATATCCACTTGTGCCTGTTTGTGTTGCGGTAGGTGGTTTTACGTGAGTACCTACATATTTCATTGTGCCGTCTGTGCCAACAATATATGTTTTACCGTCCGGCATTACTTTAATATTCTTAGCACCAAAGTTACCGATGTTCTTCATTTGACCGTCCGGAGTCATTACGAATACTTGGCCATTAGCAAATTGTTTAGCTTCAACTTTGCCATAACCGCCCATATCTTGAATAGTACCGTCGCCCATGTTGTACCGTACAATATGGCCGTTTTGAGCGGATGCGAATTTATAATCCGGTTTATCAAGAGCCGCAATAGAATTCAAGTTATTCATATCAATCGTATTAGCACCGATTTTTCCGGCTAGATAGTTATATCTAGCAACTGCCGGCGCCAATCCTTTAACACGTTTCGTGTTATAGGTATCTACAACCGGGTTGCCGTCTTTATCTTGCGTAAATACAAGATTGTTTAAGATTTGTTGTCGCATTGGTTCAAGCACTTTTTCTTGATACTCGTTGACTTGTTGCGTGTACATAGTATTTACGTCATTTTGGTATTGATCATTCGCAAGGCTTTGCGCCGTCTTGAAATCAAAACCAGCTTTGACAAGGGCGAGTGTATTCGCCCCTAGTCTTTTACGTGCTTCACTTGTTACAGTCGCTTTGTCTGGTATGGAATATTGGCCCGGCGCTTTATCCTCGTTGGCATTACCACTTTCTACCAATTTGGGCGCCCCACGAAAAGGGTTATTTGCCCTTTGTTGCATCATTTCTTGATACGTTTGCGGTACACCATTACCAATACCAGTATTATTTAGGTTTTCAAAGTTCCATAACCCTGTATTTTGTTGTGGTGGTTGAACTGGTGCAACCGGTGCATCTGTGTTAGCTTGCATCGGTTGTGCTGGTGCGGCTGGATTTTGACCGCCCCATAATCCTTGATTATTCGCCACCGCTTGCGCACCAAAGGAGTTATTACGCATCGCATTATTGATAAATTGTCCAGCGTTAAATTGCCCTTGTGTTGGCATTTGGCTTGCCATTTGTTGTGCCGGTGTCGCCTGTTCTCCGCCGTTTAGCATATCTTGGTATCCATGCGCCATGCGGTTATTCTGAATTTGCCCTAAACGGTACCCACCGTATCGACCAGCCAACTCGCCGATACTTTCCCAAGGGTTATAATCTTGTAAATAAATAACGCCCATTGTGTTATTCCTCTACTTTCTCCGATTTCTTACCTTTAGTTTTCTTTGTTGTTTTTTCGTCTGTTACTTCGTCAGTATCTTCCGAATTTTCATCTGTCGGATCGTTTGTTTCGTCTGTTTCTTCACCGGTTCCCTTGTCTTCTTTTTTGCCGGTGGTTTCAGATGCTTTCTTTGCATCGGCAATCACTTTTAATTCCTCTTCATTGATGCCTTCCGCCATAATGCCGTTAGCATAGAAGAGATTATCACCAGTACATTGCAATTCAAATACTTGTTCAGTATTGCCGGTTGGTTCACTAACTGTAACAACTTGATAGCCGTGTACTGTCATAATTGGTTCACCGATTGCGAGTTCTTCAACCAATTTAAGGCCTTCCGGAGTTAATACTTTTTCACTACCTGTAGTAACAACATTACAATCAATCGTTTCAAGGCGATGCGTTTCCTTTTCGCCCATATCATGCAATGCAATTACATCATTAACCGCATCTAATGTGATTACCTTATCACCATTTACAAATATTTCGATTGCTTTTCCACCTTCTGGCGTTGCAATTTCTGTACCCGCTACAAAACAAAAACCTTTCATAAGACCTCCAAAAAAACCGCCAGAACCTTGCTTAACCATTGTTTGTGCTGGTTGTGCAAGTCCGTATCGTAATGTCATATATCTGTTTAATAAATCTTCTTGATCCGCATTATTTAGTTGGCTCATAGAATAATAATCTTTAGCCGGTTGAGTAGATGCACTTTGTGTCGTTGCGCCGGTATTAATAGGGTTTTGCGCTAAACCCTCGCGCTGACCGATAAGACCCGCCGAAGTACCAGCATTATTCATTTGATTTGTATACCCTTGATTTAACAAGTTCGCTTGATTTACGATGCCGTTTTGTTGGTTATTGTAGGTGTTACCCCAAAGGCCCATTTTTGCACCGATGCCACTCAAACTATTATTAAACGCTTGCGAATTAAGCGCCGCCGCTTGGTTCAAATCATTTGCATATTGTGCCGCAAGTGTATTGGATGCGTTCTTGCTGATATCATTCAACGTACTATCAGTAATCGAAGAATTAACAATGCCACGACTTGCCAATCCAGAAACCGCATTACCTACCGTCGCCTGTAAATCATTGTTTAACGCTTGCCGTCTAGCATCTGCATAAGCCGTAGGAAGTTGGCCGTTTGTGATGCTATCCATTGCGTTTTGATTTTTCAATAATGCGCCGTTGTATTCATTCGCCAGTTGCCCCGCTCCGTTGTTCATAGCATCAACGCTGGCCCCTAACTGGTTAGCATATCTGGTGTTGTCAGTTAGGTTTTTTGCGCCAGCCGTCGCCACTTGATTTTGCAATGCAGCAAGTGCATTTTGGTTGTCTTTGTTAGTCCCCAAATATGCATTGTACATTTGCTGATATTGCGGACTAACTACATTATTTAAGGCTCTATCGCCCATACCTTGCAAGGTATTAGCGCTTTGATTGGTTCTATTTATCCAATCCATTTGGCCTTGTAATAGTTGCTTTTCTTCGGGGCTGGTCTGTGGTAGGTTAGCACCTATGCTTTGTACCTTCGATTTTTTGCCGCCACCGAATAATTGCAAGTCAAAAGTGAACATGCTTTTCCTTTCTACAAAGTAGCTTCAAGGTGTTTACGCACCGTTTTCAAAACTTTGTAATCAAACCCATTATAGGAATAGTCCATAGTTGGAACACGTTCCATGTTCCACTTTTTAATAAAACCGCGCACGCTGCGGTGTGTTGCCGTTACAATTACATCAAGATCATTCAACTTCATTACTTCAACAATGTATTTACCTATTACCTTCATATCACCGTATGTTTGCCAGATAGTAAAATATCGTTCGCCTTCATGTTCGTTGATAGTCCAGAATAGAAAACCAGCATTAGGGAACCATTTAAAGTAGTAATTATATTTATCTTTGTAATTGTTGTTTTCATCGAAATAAAAACCACTTAGACTGACTCTTTCGCCTGTGCGCCGCTCATAATCTTTTATCATATGTTCAAGGCTATCAAGCTGCATTGTTATTCCCCTATTCGTTCAATTATTACTTTATTCCAATTATTACCGGCTACGACGTGGTTATTAAATGAACCACTTATTGAACATTCTAAACGATTGTTATTAGTAGAACCCGGAAAACTGATTGATACGGTTCTATTCCCGCTATCATTAACATTGATATTCCAGCTTCTTTTATTGCTGCCGTCAAGCGTTATACTATACTGACCTTTAGGGAAAAACAAAGTTGTACTGTATGCGCTTGTATCACTTGCACGGCGTTCCCAATAGTACCGCGTAAATTCTACCGCATCATACTGGATAGAATACGTCCGCCCGTTTATTTCGATTTTTAACGGTGTTGCATCGGTTCCATATCGTGCGTAGTAATCAACGCCGTTATATGTTACTGGTACCGATTTACCATTTGTTACGGATTTATTTGTGTTAAGTCCGAAACGGTATGTTTGGCCGTTCTTTTCTAGTACTAGATTAGGCATTATTCTACCCTCAATTTAGCGCCATTTGGGAATAAGAGGTTATTATTCTCATCAAATGTTGCTATCCTTTGCCATGCTCCCATAGTATTACTGTTGGTATCAAAGCGAATGTATGCGCCGTTACTATTTACAAAATATAATTGCGCACCTAGTACTCGTTGGTCGCCGTCAAATGTCCACGGAAAAGCAACCCCCATGCCCCAACGTTGTTTACCCCATACTGAATAGCCGTTTACCTCACCAACTAACATGCCGGAGTACCCAACACGGGTGTTAGACATTTTATTAAAATCAAGCGGATCATTTGTAATACCCGGAACTTTTAAAGTTCCTGTCATGGTATCACCTGTTTTTTTAACGCATGCTTCTGCATTTTTTGCCGTATCTGCACTTGCTGCATGTTTAGCTTCATCTGCATTAGTTGCGTGTTTGGCTTCGTTTACAGTGTCCGTTTTCTTGTAATAGACTTTTTCTAAATCTTTTATTGTTTCGGATATTGCTTTTAATGTAGTTGTTGGGTTAGCGGTGAATGTTTCATCACCAGCTATTTTTTTGATTGCATCAGCGAATGCATTAAGTATTTCTGTTAATGCATAGTCCTTACCGTCAACCATACGTTTACCAATTACGGCATCTGTAGCAGTATTGATAGTTGGATCATAATACTTAATAGACTTTACACGTGTAGCATCTGTTACGGCGATTGCTACCACTACGCGTAGAATGTTTTTCCAGTATGTGCCGGTGTATACATTCATTTTTTCGCTTGTAGTATTGTAGTACATCTTATCTGTAGCCGCTTCCGGTGCGTTTGGTTGGCGTAATGGTTCAAGTGTTGTGCTACCATAACTTAGGCCCCCAGATGCGGAGCGTTCAACGTACAAATACGATGTACTATTAGCCGGTAGGTTCCATGCACTTTGCTTACGTGTTACTGTTTGCACATAATCAACCGCGCCATAATCGTTGAACCCGTCAGCGAATGACAAAAGAACTGGTGTTTGACTGCCGTCAATCATTACGCTTAAATTATCACCGGTTAAAAAGGCAAATTCACCATTGCTAACCTTGCCACTTAACACGCGATTACGTAGGCCGCCACCGCCGCCACCAGTACCGCCACCGGCTTTTAAGTCCATTTCTTTTGCAATATTTAATAATTCATTCCGGTTTTTCTCTATACTTTCCGGTACTGTATCGCCCTGTGGTGTAATATCCAAAGGGTATTTTTCTTTATATGCCATTATTAAACCTCTTCATACGTATAATCTAACTGGCGTAATGAAATAGCGCCCTTTTGAACATTGATTTTGAATTGTACGTTACGGTTAGCACCGCCACCAATTTTATAAGCCTTCGTGTACTCGTTGACGTTCATCAACGCTTTATAATCATAGGTCTTAAAGTTCGCATAGTAGGTTTTAACCGCCTTGCTTGCGAACTCAATTGGCTTAGGCTTTTTGTTTGAGATGCCAATAGTACCGTATCCGGGTATTAGGTTATGCGTTACAAAATTGTAGTTCATAATTAATATGAATTGTCTTGTTGCCAACCTATTGCCGCTTACGATTGACGTCTGAATTTGTACGCTATCATCTGTATCTATGGTTTCGTCAAGAATACCGATTTTATTGCCATAGGCTATATATACATCTTTATCTACATTCACCGCATCATTAATGTTGTATGTGAATTTACGCGATGTGAACACGCCGCGCCCGTCCTCATATCTAGGTAAATAATGATAGATGAATACTGTATCACCGTTATATGGTCGTATCCAAAGTTGCTTACGACTAGGTATATGCCACGCTTCACAATCCTTTGTAATGTATTTCAACAGATACGAATTGATGTTCAATCCAGTTTCAAACGGTTGTATTTCTGCATAGGTATTAGTAGGCATAAAAGACATAAACCCTTGATTGCCTAAATAATAGCTACGATCATCAATGCTTATCGTTGCACCGCTACAATAACCAGTAGAAGAAAGCGGGTATACCGTTAAATTTCGTGCATCTGGCGTACCAATGACTTGATACACGCGCCCGTATTCTTTATATACGATAATTGCACGTGATAAGAAATCAACGGCAATAATGCTGCCTTGGTCTTTATACCCTACATCTACATATTGCGCACTAGATGCATCATTTGAGTTGTGAGTCCATACGTTATAGTCGCCTACGGCTGACCAGTTTAACCGGTGCGAATGAGTAGATGCAACAAGTACACGCCCAGAATGGCTTGATACTATATCACAAACAGGACTTTCTAGTGTTGCCAACTTGCCAGCACCAGAAATAACTTGCAGTTTATCACCACTAGCAATAAGAATATCACCACCAAATGCATGATATTTAGGCTTCCCTATGCCATTTAACGCACCTAGTAATTTATTAGAACTGAAATCCGTTTCGTATAGATTACGTCCACTAGAAAAGTACCATTTATTACGGTACACATCATAATACAAGGTTTCGACTGGCAACCCAAAATCATACAATACACGAACGCCCGGAACGGTACGGAGTGCATTATCCGTTCTATCAAATTCGCATTGTCTAGCCTGTGTTAAGGCTTGCACATCGATATTTTCCGGCGGGTTGCTCCAATCAAGGCCCAATCTGAAGCCATTTGTCATAGCCACTTGTTTTACGCCCATTATGTTATACCCCGTGCCACCTTAATTTGTTCCGTGATGTAGTCTATAAACTGCTTGTCATAGGCGGCGTAATCAGTCATGAGTGATTTCTTCTTTACCATAAACGATACTAACTGCACCAAATAACTATAAAAGAATTCAGAAAACGGAATAGTATCGTCCATTTCATCAACGTGATTTTTACGAACGCTATAAAATACTTGATTAACCGTTTCGCCGTCATAGGTTTCAAATGTTCCGTTAATGATGCGGATAGGATACCCTGTTTTAGGTACAAACCCCATGAAATCAGAAGGAACCGCCCTTTTATCCGGTATATCCATATTCTTAACTACTTCACGATCTTTAATGCTAACCAATATAGTAGTTAGCCAGTCAATAGCGGCGTTGATGTACTGGATATATTCTAGTTGCTCGTCAAGAATTTCGTTTGACTCTACATTAACAAGAGTAATCAATTCGCTTACGACCATAGTTCCAATACCCTTCCGCAATTACGCAATCATTACCACCCAAACCATTATTAATTGATTGCAACGCATTAACCATATTTGCTGAAATTCCAGAAATATCAAGGTTCATTACACGATATACGATATAATCAACTAACAATGTTTCTAGTTCCGCCGGCAAGTCGCTTTCATCTTCGAGCATCTTATAACCAGCAGTCTTTATATAATCAACGGTTATTTTTTGCTCATGATCCGCATCAAATACAACCGTTTGTAAATTCAATACTTGATACCCTTGCACGTCCGCATCATCTGCTTTGACATTCAATATGCTAATACATTGAAACGGCAATACAATTCGCCCACGCCCTTTACCTTCAAAAGTACCTCTTGCAAGGCTTGGGCAATATTGACCGATTAGGGCATTTAACAGATGATTACCTTCGTTGTAATACTCCAATAAGTAATACGGAGTATATTGTTCTTGCGAGGTATCACCTATCTGCATGAACGCCCTATTGATTATGTGTTTTACGTTCATATCCACCCCATATAAGAATAAAGGCGGGTGTTACCCCGCCTATCATACTTACGCTTCTACTACGCCACCAGTCATAACATTGATTACGCCGTAATCTTTGCTATTGAACTTGGATTTTTCGATTGCGCCATAGAAAGCAATACCATTGCCCTCTACGTTGCCGTAGTCGTCCACTTGTTTAATGTGCTTTGCTGGACGAGATACTGCAAAGCATGCCGCTTGTTTACCTAACAACAAGTTATGACATACGTTAGCACTAGATGCACCTGTTTTGTCATTCAATACGCGTTCATATTCGTATAAAATAACGCCGTCATATTCACCTAATGCACCTGTGAAAATAGGGTTTTTAGAACCACGAACGTTAGCGTTTTGTTGTGCTGCAAGCCACTTAGCATCATCTTTCAAATCACGTGCCGCCCAAGGAGAAACTAACATAATGAATTTGTCCATACCGTCAACTTTAATAGGTTGTACTTTAGGGCCGTGCATTTGTGCTTTACGTTTAGCACGAGAAATGAGTGTAGTAGTCAATTTATCGTTAGCCGTAATAGATGCTTGCGTACCGGCAGAAGATGCATAAAGTGTTTCACCAGATGTAGGAGATGCGGAAAGCTTAGCGATTAACTTGTTATCTTGCCAATCAGCTAACCATTGTTTCAATGCACCTTTGATTTCTTTTAACATATCGTATTGTGTTTTTTGGTCGTCCGCTTCATAGCGAGATACCGCATTACGTACTAATTGAGTTTGCACGGTGAAGTCATAGATATTCAATGCTTCTTCGTTACCGGTTAAAGTAGCACGGTTACCTTCAACACCGGCACCGCTTAAATTCATCATCAAGCCGAATGTTACTGCATCACCTTTTACGCCTTCTAAATCTTTGTTTTTATGTACCACATTGGATCCGTCAAGTGCGGTGAATTTATCGAAGAAAGACTCTTTTAGTCCTTCGTGCCACACTTTTTTAGTCCAAATCTTAGGGACTAACGCCGCTGGAATAGTTACTTGATTTCTTTGTTCTGCCATATTTTACCTCTTATAATTCGTCAAAATATTTGCGTACATCGTCCGGCAATGCATCAAGGTTGCCCGTTTGGTACGCTTTCAAAATATCTTCTTCCGTTACTTTGTTAGGCGTAGGAACGCCACCATTTAACGCGCCAGCTTTTGGCAACGTTGCCGCAACTTGTAAAGGGTTGTTAGGTACTTCGGTACTTGTTGCCCGTTCATTTTGCAATTCTGTTACAAATTTTCTAATGGTTTCAAAATCGGCTTCCGTACCTTCGCCAATATCAACACGATAAAAAGCATCGTTAATCGGTTGTGCATCGCGCATTGTCATTCCGTTTAGCTTTTCTAAACCGCGTTGATACAATTCTCCAAAGTTTGGTAATGATTTAATTTCATTTACGAAATTAATGTTAGTTTGTCTTTGTTGATGTATCGCCATTTGCTGATTAGTAATTGTATATTCTGCGTTGGCTTCAAAACGAATGAAATCGTTATATTTTTGTACATCTTCAAACATAAGACTTTCTAAATCTTCCGCCGTGATATTAAAGCGTTTCAATGCTTCACGGCGTACAAAGTCGCGAATATTTGATACTTCTTCGTCTGGCAATGTAATTGGCCGTTGTTGTGCTTCGTATTGTCTAGCACGTTCTTCCGCTGCTTTACGTCTTGCGCGTTCCTGTGCAAGTGCCGCCTTTAAGTTCTGATCGTTCGCATGCGTTTCTTCCGTACCTTCGTTAGTGTTCGGCGCTTCCGGTTCTACTTCCGCATCATTCGCATCACTTTCCGCCGCATCATCTGTAGAGGGTTCATCTGGTGCAGTTTCCTGTGTATCCGTTTCTTCGGTTGTTTCTTCCAGTTCAACGCCCGCGTTTTCTAAATCTTCCGGTGTGAAACCAGCTTCTTCGATGTTTACTAAATCTTTTTCCATATCAAATACCCCATATTGCCTTTTAACGTCATTGCCGGACGAATATAAGAATATGGCAGTTTAACGCCGTTGCCGGGCGAGTATATAAGTGCAAGTAGTTTAACGCCATTACTTGGGGCGAAATATAAAAAACGCCCCATATAGGAGCGTTTTATTATTGTGTTGATAGTTTATATTACATACCGCCTAAATCGTTCATAGGTGGCAAAATTGGCGGTGCATTTTGAATGTTTGATTGTCTACCTTTCAAGGCTAACCGCTCCGCCATTATTTGTTGCGGCGAAATTTCAACGCCTAGCGTTTGTAAGTACATGCTCAACGCTTCCGCTGGCATATCATCTAAGCTACCGCTAACACGCAATTCTGGCATAGCCGGCTTTTCTGCCGCTTGCTGTATCCGCTTCTTGACGGCTTCTTTTTCTGGGAAGTCCATAAAGTCAAGGATAATATCCATAGGGATATCAACGCCGCTTTTCTTGGCTTCCAATAATTGATATAGGTTAGCTTTACGAGCCGTTGCGCTTGCTTGGCTTGTGCTAATCACGATATCGAAATCAAAGCAACTCAAATCATACAATACTTGTTTGATTGGGTTTCCCTCTTCATCTAATTTAGGTTGCCCAAACGGATCCGTGATAATTTGCTCTTGCATTGGCTGACCTAATTCCGGTTGAATTTGTACAAATTCCTTCTTGCCGTCGTCGCCCAAAATTCGCATCGCCTTTTCTTGGTTGTAGAATTGAGGAATTAAACCCGGTGCATTCTTTTCACCCCATAACAATTTAACAATTTGTAACTCCGCTTCTTTTGTTTGTGCGAATATATCCGCCGTTTGTACGGTTGTTACAGACTGGCGTAACTCAATCGCCTTGCCCCTCATAGAACCAATGCTACCGGAAAGACTTTCCGGAGTGATACCGCTAATAGAA